TAGCGTTTGCTCCAGTTGGAATGCCAGCGTGTCATCCGCAGCGTCTGCCCCGCGCCCGGTATTGCCCGCCGTGATTTCGGACGTGGACACAAGCCGTTCCATACTTACGTTAAGCGCCCTCAACTCGGCGCGCAACTCTGCGTCCGATTGCTGAGGCGTGAACGTTTGGCTGTTGCTGGACCGCGACAAGGCGCGCGTATAATCCTGACCCGTTGTAAACAGGTCTTCATTGACCAGCGACCGCAGGCTATCCCCCAGCGCGTCGGCCCCTGCGCTGATCTCGGCAAACGCGGGCGACAGTTGCATCAGGGACGCCACCAGCCCGCTATCGCCCAGCGCATCGGCTTCATCGATCAGCGCCCGGAATGCGGCCCGTGTGGACGGTAATGCGTTGATGCCGAGCGCCAGCATTTCGATGGAAAGCAACTCGGTGGCGCGCGCAAGGCGTTCCGCGTCGGTAAAGAAATTCTGATAATACGACTGAGACACTGCGTTGAAGTTTTCAAGCGATCCGAACAGGTCTACAAACGCCGACGCAGCCCCTGCGCCCGCCAGAGATACTGCGTAGGTGTTCATGCCCAGATCGGCCATGCGGGCATTGACCACAATTAGCGACTGCGCCAGACGCTCTAGCGTTGCCGCCGCGCCTTCGCCGTCGCGCGCAAAAGCATCAAGCCCGCTTACCATTCCGGCCATAGCGTCAGCCATACCCATAAGCGCTTCTTGGACTGCCTCGTTTGCGGCTTCCTCGCTCAGGCCCTTGGTGCTGATTCGCATCCTGTGGCTAAAGTCTTCAAAGGTATCGCCCGCCAGCCCTAGAGCGTCGGCAGATGCCATGACACTGCCCTGCAATGTCCCAACAATGTCTGTAATCGCGTCGGTGGTAGCTTGGCCCGCCGCGCCAATGGTTGTGCTTACGCTTTTGGATAACCCAAAGAATCTGCTTTTCTCAACCGTTCTAAATGACTGGACAAGCGTATCCATGCCCGTGACCGTGGCGATTATGCCCGCGTCAAGCTCTTTTGTCTTTGTGCGGAAAAAGCTGAACGCCAGCGCCACCGCGCCGATAATCGGGACGGCTGCACCGATGGTGCTTGCGAAGGTGGCAACGCCAGCGGTGCCAGCCGCCGCCGCGTTGGCCCCGATGCTGAAGATGTTGCCAAGACCGCCCGACACCGCGTTGCCAAGGCCACCTAGCAGCCCTGTGCCGCCGCCCAGTCCGCCCATGCCAAGTATGCCACCCTTGCCGCCAAAACTGCCTAGCATCCCGCCCAGCAAGCCCCCGCCACCTATACCGCCCTTGCCCGCTACGTCCGCCACGGCTTGCCCCACGCCGCCGCCAGACGCGCCGATAGACAGCATGATCCGATTGCGAACCGCCATGCTAATCATCTGCGCCAACATGGATTTGAAGCTGTCCAAGATGCTGGCCACGAACCCCTTGAAGTCGGTAAACCCGCGCATGATAAAATCACCGAATGCGTCCGACACGCTGCCGATCCCGCTCAACAGTGACCCGCCAAATTCGCGGCCCATCTCAACGGCGTCCTTCGTGCCGCCTTTAAGCGCCGCGCCCATGCCCTGTGCGAAGGTGGTAAGTTTCTCGATCTTGTCTCCCATATCAGTGACGCGCCCGGCTGCCGATCCGCTTGCGCGCCCGGTTTCACGAATGGAGTTGTTGTAATTTTTTGTCAGAGCGTGGTTTTCAGTTTGGGCTGCGCTTGTCCTGCCCAATGCTGCAATGTAGTTGTCAAGTTCTAAAGTGGCGGCTGCTCTAAGCCCGTCAGGGGATGAAGGCCCAAGCGCCGACGACAGTTCTTCACGCTTTATCGCAATAAGACCCTGATTGCGCGCTTCAATCAGGGTGTTGCCAGCTTCGAGCGCACGGTTTTGCGCCTCTAGGCCAATTGCCTCTAGCCCTAGATTTGCAGTCGAATTTACCAGTGATGCAAGGGCCGAACCCGCCGCTATAAGGTTTCGCTCAAGAACCCCAGCAGACCCAGCCGCATTGTCAAGATTTGGAGCAAGATTTGCAGGGACTTCCAGAAGTTCAAGCGCGGCAACAGCGTCGATGACTTGCTGCTTTGTCGCTTCCACAGCCTGCATGCCCTCTAGGTACTCTTGCTGGATATCAGTCAACACCCCACCAGCGGCGACTTGAGCCGTAAGCAAACGGCGATACGCCTCAGTGATAGCCTCAACGCCATCTGCTTGAAGTTTAGCCTGAGCCTCGTTGAACCCGACAAATTCCATGCCCTGATCTCTCAAAAGGGCACCAGCAGCAATCAGCGATGTCCGGGTATTGAATAGGTTCTCCGCAGCCTCAGCCGCAACCCTCAGGGCATTGAGTTGCGACTTTTGCGTCAAAGCCAAGTCGCGCCGCAGGTTTTCGTTTGCTGTGATCCGCGCGTTAATTCCAGAAACTGCTTGTATTGCGGCGTCTCTTTCAATCCCTGACCCGATCTTTACTGCATCGGCCATAGACCTTTGCGCGGCCTCAAGGCTTATATAATCTTTTTCTAGAACTTCCGTTACGCCGGAAAGAGACGCGGTAGCATCATTGAATCCGTTAAACGCTGCCGCTCCATCCTTTGCAAAATCCGCTGTTGTTGCCAAAAGCCTGTACAGAATTGTCAGACCCGCAACTGCCGCGACAAAAGGAATGGCTTTCATTGCAATCGCTAGTGCTGTGTAGCTGGTTGCTGCAAAAGCCACTTTGAGCGCCAAGGTCACCAACGCTGCGACCATCGCTTGGACCTGCGTTAAAGCCAAGACGCCCAGGGATATAGCGACTATATCAATGTTTTGCGTTAGCAATGTAAATGCACCTGTAAGCGCCGTTAAAGCCCCCACGCCCATTTCAGCCGCCGCAAACAGCCCCGTGCCGATAGACTGCACCGCCGCGAAAAATGCAGGATTTGCCACCGCCGCCGTGAGTTGTTCAATGGACACGCGTAGGTTTTCAGACCCAGGCCCGGACAACTCAAACAGGTCTCCAAAGGCGTTTTGCAATGATGCCAGCGCACCGCCAAGCGTATCTCGCGCCGCCTCAGCAGACCCGCCGAATTGCTTTTCCAATTCCGCCAGGATAACCGTCTGCGCGCCAATAATATCGTTGGCCGCAACCATCTCTTTGACCATATCCTTTTGCGCTTCGGTGAAGGTGATACCTGACCGCCCGAGCGCCGTCATACCCAAGACCGGATCGTTTAGCGCCTTACCCACTTGCAGCGCCGCAGAACTAAGGTCGGTGCCCATGGCCGTCGCCAGGTCCAGCGTGGCTTTGGTTGCCTCGTCAAACTGGTCGCCCTTGATCTGCGTAAACGTCAGCAACACACCTTGCATGGCGTTGGTCGCTTCATCGCCGAAATTTGTGACCTTTTGAAGCGCCGCGGCGTGCTCGTTTAGCTGCGCCAGTGAGCGGCCAGCCGCACCCCCGGTCGAAAGGATCGCCGCGCCAAGCTGCGCCTGGGCTTTCTCATTCGTCACCGTTGCGTCAATAAAGCGGTTCAACTGTGAACTCAGCGCGGCGATGCTGACCACGGCGGCCAGTGCGCTTGCAGCCGCGACGGCCAGACCCTTGCCCATGCCTGCAAACGCGCCCTGCGCGCGGCCTGCCGATCCACCAGCCCGATCACCGGCACCGGCAAACTTGTCCAGATCACCGCTGGCTGTCCGCACTTGTCGGCTATCAACCCTGAGACCAACAGAGGCCATGTCTGTGCTCATGTAACGGGTTCCCGATCCACGGGCGCGATGCTGAACGCGCTCTTGCCCTCATGCAGCCCGTTGGCGAATGCGATACTCATACGCCGCAATATAGACGCCTCCCACGCCTCTGTCACGGCCCCGGTCATGTCCGCAAATGCTTTAATGTCCAGCCAATCTAACGGCACGCGGTTGCCCATCCCGTCAGACTTTGTTGGCCCCGCCTCGATCAGCGCTTCAATAAAATATCCGCACGCCTGAACCGGCACGTATGGCACTGGACGGCCCGCGTCTTCGTATTGTTTCGCACGTGATACCATGGGCCGTCCGTCCTTGTGTTCAATCGCGCTTGATAGCCAACCGGCCTGATGCGCGGCCAGTGTTAACCAGTCGGCTGTTTGTCCAAAAAAGCGCGCTGGTTCTCCGCCGCCTCAATGACCTGCCCTGCATAGGTAACGCCGACCATTTCAAACTTCGGAACCACCATGTCTTTGCCGTCGTCGTCTTTCATCGTGGTCATGATGTGTTTGCCAGCGTCGTCTTTTGCAACCTGCATATCTGGAAACGTCATATCCAGCACTGCGCGAATTTGCTCCGGCGTTTTTACCGGATCGTCTCCGATAGTCATGTTGCGCGCTTCAATGATATATTTCATCGCCGCGTCAATCTGTGTGGCGTGCATTTTTTCCAGGACTGCGATGGTAACTTCTTCGTCAGTCTTGCCGGATTTCTTTGCCTGCTTGGCCGCAAGCGCTGCCTCAGAAAGTCGCATCTGCACCGACCGGGCTGCAATGCCTCGCACAAGAAATCCCGGCGCATCTTTGCCAGTGTCGATAGGTTCTCCGCTGTATTGATCGCAAAGCGGCACGAAAACGCCATCCTCTTGCAGTTGCCGGGAATTGAGCTTGTTCATATCCATGGTTTATGTCCTTTGGTTGTGGTTGAAAGTGGGGGCGCGGGTCAACCAGTCCACACGCCCCCGTCCTGCCGAGGCAGGATTACGCAGGCTCGGTCGCCACAATCGTCGGCGCGTTCTGGCGGAACCCGACCGAAAAGCCCTCATAAGACGCGTTGTCACCCTGATTAGGCTGGTGACTGTGCGCAATGCCCTGAGCGTAAAGAACCGGATCGCCACTAACAGGGGCTTGCGCAGTGCCGGACCCGTCCACGATCTTGATGGACAGAATGCCCGCTTGGCTGTCAGCCGCAGCCTTGATGTCCTCTTGCCCTGCATCTGACGCCACATTTCGGAATGTCGCAGTGGTGTCCACACCCTGACCCGCGCCTTTCACGGCACTGGTAAAGCCCGTTTGCAGGTCAGGCACGTCGATCATGGAGTGGGTGACGCCAAGCTGCGGCAGAGTTTGCAGACCGTTGACCTTCACCCAAGTCAGGGCGGCAAAAGCTGCGGATGTGTTTGCGCTGGGATACGCCTCCGCAACGTAGATGGTTTGCCCGATAAAGTTCTGTGTCATTTGTCGTCGCCTCCTTGGGCTGGGGTTTCAGTCTTGCGCTGCCAACCATTGGCCAGCCATTCGTGAGCGTCGGTTTCAAACGGGGTAGCAATCGCGCCGATCTTGCCGTTGAGCGGATTGCCGTTGGTCAAAATGACCTTCGTGGGGTTGGGTTTCTTCATGCCTTACTCCTGAGCCTGATAACGAATATGAACGTTGGTCCGAAAATAAGCGCCATCCATTGCGCCATCATCTGCATAGCCAACCGCCATTATTTGAACCCGGCCATCTCCTGCCGTCAGTATCATATTCGGAGGGAATTGGTCAATAATGCGCTGCGCTTGGGTGGCCGCTTCGTTTTCAAACGTGCCTTCAGTCACCATGACTGCCACGACAAGCCGCCCGACGTAGATGTGCCAGTCGCCTACACCCATGCGTTCGGGCGGTGTTTTGACCTGATACGCCAGCCAGAAAGGCGGCTCGGGCGTGACATATGCCAACGCGTCTGCATCCCATACGCCGGGCGCATTGGCACCCCACACGATAGGCGGCGCGGATGCTGTGGCGGCAAGACGGGTGCGCAGGGCGGTGGCGATCTGTTCTTCGGTCATCCGACCCTCGCCTTTGCTTTGGCAATAGATGCCCGCACAATCGCGGGCCATTGATCGACGGCACCCTCGACAAAATGCGCGCCGGGGCGGCCATTGCGGCCATTGTTAACGGGGCGCGCGTAAGGAAACTCGCCGTTTCCCCAAGTAAAGGTTGCCAGGTCGCCGCCCTTCATGGTGGCCGCTACCATGATGTAGGATTCCTCACCCTGCCCTGACGCACCGCCAGCGATTGACGATTGCAGGCTGTTGCGCAAGTTGCCTGTGATAACCGGCATGCGCCCGCCGTTGAATTTTGTCTTTTGCGCAATGCTGATCGTTGTTTGTGTTGCGTCTTTCACCACGGCGTCGGTCCGCTGTTTGGTCTTTTTTGTCCACTGGTCCAAAGTTGCAAAGGTATAGTTTACCATTATTCCAGCCTCGCAAAGAAGTCGATGCGAACATCAACGTAACAGCGGCAATTTATGACTTCCTCAGCGGGTGCGCCG